CCACTAGATACCCATTCAAAACCGTTGTTACTAGAATTACGGCTTAAAATATAATCAGCAGCAGCACCGGTATAACTAGCAAGTCGGCTATCAACATCACTGTTACTATAAGCAGTAGCACCAGTTGTAATGCCGTTAAGCTTAGTATGATCGGCATCAGTAAAGACGTTGGAATCAGTTGCGGCTTCAACTAATGTACGTATTTCCGCAGCAGTTTGATCAGCAGTAGCACCTGTTTCAACACCGTCTAGCTTTGTTTTATCCGTGCTAGACATTACACCAGCATCACTTTGCGTGGCAGCAGGTAATGTTGCATCAGTACCAGTACTGCTAGTTACCGGAACAGTAGTCGATGTAATGGTTCCGATACCTAAGTTGGTAGTACCACTTGGCGCAGTTACAGGCTCCCAAGAAGTTCCGTTGTAACCAAGTAGGTTTGTGTTTGAAGCACCGGAAGTAGATACATCACTTAGTCCACCTAAAGTAGTTGGAATTGTAGGCTTATTTAAAATTTCAGCATCACCACTACTGGCAGTCCAATCTGATTGTACGTTGACTTCAGCACCGGAAGCTATGCCATTTAGTTTATTCTTTAGTGCAGTAGTGAAGTTTTCATCAGTACCAGTTGAAGTGATATAACCTGCACCATTGGTGAGCTGATTATTATTAGTCGGGATTGTGGGTTTATTTAAGATCTGTGCATCACCACTACTGGCATTCCAGTCTGACTGAACGTTTACCTCAGCACCAGTAGCTATGCCATCTAGCTTGGTTTTTAATGTAGTAGTGAAATTCTTTTGAGTTAATCCACCGTCACCTACTGAATAAGTGGTGTTGTTATCATTAACCCAAGCATAGTCACTACCGTTCCAGCTAAGTATCTGGCCACTTCCGGCAGAGCTTCTATTTAAATGTGAATCTACATTTGTGTTGGTATAAGCAGTTGGTATAGCTGCAGGAGTAAAAGTAAAAGTACCAGCATTATAACTTAAGGATCCGCCGCCAGATGCTGAACCTGTAGTTACCGATAAGTGTGCATCTACATCTGAATCACCATAAGTGCTTGGTGCAGCAATCCAATCATAATCACTACCATTCCAGCTGAGTAGCTGACCATTGCTAGCAGAACTCTGGTTTAAATGTGCATCTACATCAGAGTTACCGTAGCCAGTTTGTATTACAGTCCATGTGGAATTAGCGTAATACTTTAATACACTATTACTCGAATCAAACCAAAGGTCACCAACTGTAGGACTACCAGGAGCACTTGCAGAAATAAAATAAGTATCGGCAAATGAATTAATATTACTTAGATTGCTGACAACTGTTTGTATGTTGGAATTAGCAGCTGCAACAGTGTTAATGTCCGCAATGTTGGACGCACATGTCTGCAGTGAGCCACCTGTGCCAGTATTACTAGCAGCAACGGTAATAGAACCTAGGTCATTATTTTGAGAGATATCGTTAGCAACGGCGGAGACATCAGTAAGCTGAGCAGATGTAAGAGTTACATTACCCCAAGTGGAGCCGTCATAGGCACGGAGAACATCTGTAGTGGTGTCAAAGTAAAGGTCACCCTCTACCAATGCAGTGCTGTTTGAGCGTGTACTCGGACCAGCTGCAGCAATTTGATAGCGATTATTGAATGCATTAATATCACTCAAGTTACTAACAACAGTCTGCAGTGAACCTCCAGTGTTAGTGTTGGTTACGTTGTTGGAGATTAAGCCTAGGTCGTTATTCTGAGCAAGGTCATTGGCTACAGCAGATACATCTGATAGTTGGGTTGGAGTAAGGTCCATACCCATTTGGAACTTTTGATTCCACGTACCAGATTCTCTACGCCAAAGTTCTTTACCAGTGCTGTCGGAATCAACCCAGAAGTCACCGTTGTTACCACCAGTAGGTTGTGTGGTTTGATAGTAGATTTCAGTGCCGTCAGCACCGTCAGCACCGTCAGCACCGTTAGTACCGTTAGTACCGTTAGTACCGGCGGCACCGTCAGACCCTTCAATATCAAATAGGTCTGACCAAACAGTCCCATTGTATTGTTTTAGGGTGTTATTAGCTGTGCTACTATCGATCCAGAAATCATTAGTAGCTGGACTACCTGGAGCTGTACCAGCATAGCTAATTAAAGTACCGTTAGCTCCAGCAGGTCCAGTACTACCTTCGATATTAAATAGATTATTCCACTGACCACCTGTGTATTGACTTAGGGTTTTATTGGTAGAATTACTATCAATCCAGAAATCATTAGTAGCTGGACTATTTGGAGCTGTACCAGCATAGCTAATTAAAGTACCATCATTACCATCATTACCATCAGCACCTTTCAGGTTACCAGTACTGAACTGAAGAGCAGGAAAGGTTGAGTTAAAGGTGACTTGACCAGTCGTCGCGTTATAGGAACCACTTGTCCATCCTTGACCTTGTGGACCTTGTGCACCGCCAGTAGCATTCCAAGCACTACCTGTGTAATATTTTAGTTGAGTGTTAGTTGTGTCGTACCAAAGGTCACCGGATACAACTGTCCAACCAGCAGGTAAAACTGGGTTACCGGAGTTGTTAACATCCTCTGCAGCAATCAAATACTCATCTGCATATCTGTTGAGAGCGTTGATACTACCAGCAACAGTTGTGATGTCAGCAGCGTTGCTTACAACAGAAGCAATGTTGTTGGTGGGAGTAATTTGACCAGCGACAGCTGTTACATCAGCAATATTCTGACCTACTTCTGAAATGTAGTTAGCGCCAGGAGTTGTTGTAACAGAAGTAGCAACGGATCCAAGGTCAGCTAGTGTAGTTATATCGTTAGCAACAACTTGAAGATCACTTAATGCTGTTCCATTAGAGTCTACCAGTGCATCTATGTCTGCTGAAATTCCAGCAACTGTATTGATCGCTGTAATGTTATCAGCAATAGTAGCAAAGTTAACAGCAGAGCCTGGCGAACCAGTAGTATCGGTAATATTACCACAATCTTGGAAATCACCTCCAACAACGCCAGCAAAAGTAGCAAGATGGTTGATGGTTGTGGGATCGAGAGTAGTTTTAACCCAACCATTGATAACAGTATTAGTATTAGGGTCAGTACCAGTTTGCCAGTAATAGTAAAGTGAACCATTACCAGTATCAATCCAAAGGTCACCTTGTGCTAAAGGACTGCCATCCCCTCGAAATTGTGGCGCTGATTGGGAAACTTGAAGCTTATAAGAGAATGAACCATTTTGATCCATCCACTTACCAATGTAGTCATATAAGCCATCTGCATCATTAGTNCTGGCTTTNATAGAACTACGNGTGCCTTCATCTNCATTNCCNGGTNCTTTAGTAATGTCTAGTTGNTTAAACTCAGTCTCNTGNGCACTATACAGAAGCTGGTTNGTAAGTGTGTTTAGATCACCTGCACGAATAGCGCTGCCTGCTGCAAACTTGACCTTAGATTGACTTAGATCAGTCTTACGGGATACGATAAGAGTAGTCCCGGTTGGAACTTGGTGACCTTCAAAGTTAATGGTGTTTCCATTTACATTGAAAGCAGTGATCTCACTACCATCAACTTCAACCTTTACTTCAGACTCATCAATATAGTCAAAGTCAAAACCATATTGACTCGATGCACCACCGCTAATGGTGTATAGTTTATGTTCGTATGTCATTGATTAAAGGTTATCTGTTGACAAGTGGAAATTGAGGCGCATAACCACGTAGTTGGTTCTGTTTGTTGAACCCACTCATGATCTCCAGGTCTCTAATATCGTTTGGATACTCCATGTTTGCCAAAGCAAATTTCTTCGCTTGTCGCAACTCAGTGTTCAAACGACGATAGAGTGATTGCCAGAGTTCAGGATCGACCTGTGTACCTGAACGACGCATCTCTTTGATTTGTGCACGCCACTCTTTTGCATCAGTGGTTTGCATAATTTTTTGAATAGCTTGCTTAAAATACTTTTGTTTACCAATAAGGTTGTATAGTTCAGACCGTTGCTTAGGTGTAAGCTCAACACCCTTCATTGATTTATTAAAGACTGGACGTGAATCAAATTCAATGTCAATCAAGAACTGACGTTCAGGAGAGATTGCACCTGACACCTTCATAGGCATGATTGCATTCCAACCACGTGCAAAGAAGTTATCGGAATATCCAATCTTGTTACCATCAATCCAGTCGTATGCATTTGGCAGTGCAGTATCTGGGTCAATCGAATCAAGGAACTTGTTACGGTTACGTACTAGTTGGAAGAACTCCTGATCCACTTCACGTAGTTGTGGAGAAATCAAGCGACCAAGTTCGTTTCTGAAGCCGGACAGTGGAGCAAGGGAGCTAGCAAAAGAAGCAGCCCACCGGTTCAATGCAGCTGGGTTACCGCTAAGCACGTCGTTCATAGGCTCCAATCCAGCAAGCATGGACTTGTTAGTTAGGTTGGCACCCAACATGAAACCAAGCTTGGCTAGTGTTGTTTCTAGGGTCTGTTCAGTAACAGTATCGAAGTGATCCATCACATCAGCAGTAACAGCTAAGAAGTCAGAGATTGGACCCAAGCCGTCGTAGCTGTACCAGTTACCATCAACTGCTTTATAGGTTCTAGGTTTCCAGTTAAGGCTTTGACGTACACGTTGACGCTCTTTGTCAAAGTGACCGTTACCACGCAGACTGTCATTCATAAACAATCCAGCAGCACCCATGATGGTGAACATACCAATAGCTTTACGTCCTCTAATTTCAGCACGTAAGTTATTGAACTGAACCATATCGGCATCGAAGTTACCAGTATATTCAATACCTTTACTGGTTAGGATCTCTTTGATTTCATCCAAGGTAAAGTTATTACCTGGCATAGCAAGTCTATTGTAATCCTTCATAAATAAGGATACAGGACTAAACTTGTTAGTCATAGAAATCATATTCGCTGAAGTTCTGGGGAACATCAGGAATGGTTTCATGTACTGGTGATGAGAGATGAATTTAGATATTGCTTGTACACCTTCGTTGTCAAGGTTCAAAGCAATCTCACGACTGGCATGATCAACAGCACTATCAGAGATCATACCGGACTTATCAAACATTGTGTTGTAGATGCCTTGTTCGGCATCACGTAGCGTTTGACCGTTGAGATCCTTACTACCTTTTACAAATACGTCGTAGGCTTTACCACGGGCTTCAACTGTTGCCATAGCAGCACGTGTGAATCCATCGAGTGCTGTCATTGCATTAGCACCAAAGCGAAGTATTGGGCTGTTACCCATGTCGTTTAGTGTTTCAGCTACGTTGTAAAGAGCCATAGGACCATATTCACCACTCGCTTCAGACGCCTTAGCGTAAGAATGCAAGATGTTCATGGTCTCCTCGTTCTTAACAACGAGGTCATCACGCATGATGTAGCTGACAGAAGTAGGATCAGTAGATGCTTTCTTAAACACCATACTCATGTGCTTAAGAGAGTTCTGCATCGTGTGCATTACTCCACTGTATTGATACCAACCACGCTTCAAAGTATCCAAATCGCGTCCAATAACAGCACCAGCTGTAATGGACATGGGCTTAAGCATCATCAATGAAAGGTTGCCAAACAACGCCTTCATAGGTGTAGAGACACTTGTCAACACAGAGTTATAGATATTGGACCAAGCACCTTGTACGATTTGGTTGGGTACTTGTGGTTGATTGTCGTAGAAAGCTTTCTCAATAGATGGCAGACTCTGATCATAAAACTTGTTGAGTTTGGTGAGAGTATTAATGTCACCATCAGAGAATTCCCAAGCTAAGTGTAAAGGTTCAAGATAGTTAGGACGCTCACGAGAGATAGTCCTCAAGGTATTCATGAACCGTTTAGTATCTTGAGCCAAGGTAGAGAGATACTCTTCATTACCTTCACGTGCTGCTAGTACTGACTGCTTCAAGGATTCTGGATTCTTAGATAGACGTTTCCAGGTGTTCAAGAAGTTAAGTGAGGCACCACGGTTATAAGCAGCAAAACCCTTTTCAACCATTAAGTACTCAAGACGGTCAAGGATCATCTCCTGAGCACGCTGTACAGCTTCTGTACCTTGCATCAGACGTGCACCTTCAGCCATATCAGACACTTGTCCACCAAGGCTGTGGGTCAAATAACCAGCAGCTTTGTTGATATCCATCTCAATGTAATCATCCATGTAAGACTTGATAGCCTTCATGGTTGCGTTGTATCCAACATCACTGAGTGACTTGACATTACCGTCTAGTTTAGATAGTTCATCCTTGAACTCACTAAGGAGCTTACGGATAGAACCAGTATCCATACGAGTGTCATAAAGCAATTCAGCTAAGTTAGTACCAGCTTCATCAATTTGTTCAAAAGTAATCTTCTTACCACTTGCAACTTCAGCAGAGTACTTACCAGAATTTTTAATCTGCTTAGCAAGGTTTTGAATAACCTCACGTTGTGACAAGCTATTAGCATTTAGACCATACTTAAGAGCAGCATCAGTGATAACACTTCCCAGCCGCCCGTAGACGGTGTTGATATTATTTTGAATACGAGCTGCATCTACAGTAGCTCCTACTAAGCCATCTTTATCCATAGACCGTACACCTTCTTCAGCAGGATCAAATGAATCCTTGACTCCAAAGACTTGGTCTAGATCTTTCTCTTCAGCTTTGGTTAGATTGAGATAGCCCATCTGATCCAATGCTTCCTCACGTGCCTTAGCACTGTTGTTGAAAACATCTTCAGGTGTGGCTTCGTCTGGCTGCATACGTTTAGCAGCTGCAACCTCAGCTATTTCATCTTCAGGAATGATGGTGGTTACTCTACGTGTACCTTTAATAGCTTGGCCGAGTTTAATAAAACCTCCAAGTAAGTCAGTAAAGACACCGAGGCCAACACCCTCTTTAATGTTCTTAGCTCGCTTTAGATCTGATGAATCAGTATCAATAGTAGCCCAGTCATCACTAATCCACTGAAGAGTCTTGGGGAACATCTTCTTGACAGAGCCAAGGAAGTTGTCATCCTTTTGATTAAATTCAACTGTGTAGTCAACACCAGCGCCAACACCAGCACTGACACCAGCAGTACCTAAGAACTTAACTAGCGCAGACTGACCTGCTTTCCATTTGACTGCTGCATTGGCTGCTTGCCCTGCTTTAATGAGACGACCAGCAATGAATACGTTAGGTACAATGATAGAAGACAGCTCACGTAATGACTGAGCCAAGTCGTTTTGATACTTAGGTATCTTAGGTATTTGTACACCAGGAATAAGGTTAACTGCATCGACAATGAAGTCGGCAGTACCAGCAACTGGTGAGCCACCCATCTCCACACCAAATCGAGCAAAGTCACCAATGTCAGCATTACCATCCATCAATTGAGGGATGAGTTGATCATCACTGCTTTCCTCTTCCTTTGGTTGTTCAGGTTCAGCTTTAGGTTGTGTTTCTGGTTTCTGTTGTTGAGGAGTGGATTCACTTTGAGTAGAAGTGGTAGCTTGTTCAACTACCTCTTCACCTGTAACCATATTATTTTGCCGAGCCGTATCAGCATCAATCTTTTTTAGGACATCATCACTTAACGGCTCGTATGTAGGTTGTTCTTCATTCTCCATTATTTGAGGTCGTTGTATTTACGCCAGATTGATCGGGTGTATTCGGCAATAGATGGGTATCGGCGACCATTAGAATATTGAGGATTTGTATTATTCCAAAGATTAGGCTGACCTGAATACCACTCTGAAGCAGCACGTCGAATAGCTTCTTCACCTTGATATCCAGCTTTAAATTGCTGATCAAGCATGTCACTGAACCTACCGTTAATGACCGCATCTTGTGCAGCAGGGTTAAACCTAAATGCTTGTGGACTCAAAGCTCGTCCATAGTACTTTCTAGTCCAAGGACCAACGTTGTATGGCATAACCTGACCAACACCAATGGCACCGCTATCAGGATTGACAATAGTGTAACTACCACCAGACTCTTGGTTGATAATGGCTCTACGGAATCTAGATACTTGAGAGGATGGAACAACACTTGCAATACTAGATCGTACAGGAACAGGACCACCTGTTAATCTGTTGTACTGATTCATCGAAGCAGTGCCACTAAATAACTTATCGAGCATACGTCGATATTCAGGAGTAACTTGTTTACGTTGTTCTAGTATCTGCTCTACATTAGGTAGAGGCGGTAAATCATGTGCAATCATTTGTCTATTCATTATCTCTAGCGGACTTTTATCGTGGTAAGCAGCCCACCTTGCAATAGTTGTGGGTACACGCCAACCGGGTTGTCCGTAGTTTGCAGCCCAACCTTCAAAGTCAGCTTTAGATCCAAACAGTCCAGCGGTATCTAAGTAGGTACTTGGCTTGGTTTTAGCTGCTGAATTAATACGGTTGAGTTCGTTGTTTATTTGTACAGTTACACCACCAGTTGTTTTAGCTTTGTTGTAGTTTTCAAATCCGTTAAAACCACCTTCTGGATCTTGATCCAAATAGAATGGATGGCTTTTATCAGTAGTGTCCTTTTGAAGTTGCAGCTCAAATTCTTTATATGCTTGCTCTGAAGCTTTGTATATATCCATAGTAGGATCTGCACGAAGAATTGCTTGAGTACGAATAGTTAATACACGTTTGTAGTGCTCAGCAATCATTCCTGCTCTACCACTCATCTCTTGGCCACCAATCAACTTGACACCATCAAGTCCTTTTACAGCTTGTTCTACTTGCTTAAGTACAGGTTTAACAGAAGTGTTGTGTGCGTTCTCTTGTTGTACAGCGTAGTTCCTGAATTGCTTAGCAACCTCCTCAGGATAAGTGTTAACTTCATTTACTTTCAGTAGACCCTGCTCCTGTTTCAGTTGAAGCTCAGCTACTTGTTCAGCCCGCTCTGCCGCTGACAAATTAAACGAAGCATCATTTTTAAGTTTATCTAGCTGACGTATAGGACCATACAACCCGCTACTAGCACGCATTGTTTTCAGCTTATCTTCCAAAGCAAGGATCTGCTCATCCGTATATTCATTACCAACTTCCTCCATCCACTGTTGGATTAAGTTGTTAGTAACGATTTCACTTTGTGCTTGTTCTTGGTTGAAGTCACGTACTGCAGCACTGTCAACTTCATCAATGATCTTATTGAACTGAGTCTTGTTGTACAGGTCTCCGTAGGTCCTACTCTTCTTATCACCAGGGACAGGTAAAGCTTGCAGCTGTGCAATCAACGGACCAACATCTTCACCTTCAGCAGCACGTGCAACGAGAGTCTCCCGTAACGTCCTCCAAGCACCAGCAAAACCAATCTGCTTACCATTACGTGTGGTAGTGGCAATACGGTTTAGGTAGTGTGAAAGGGCATAGGGGTTGCCGTTCGTCAGGTTGGTATCAAGCAGTTCTGTTTCTTCTGCTTGAATCTGGATAGATTGATTGTCAGCAGAGTCCCTGGCAAACCGTTGGTTTAGCTTTGCTTCTACTTGACCAAAAGAAGGGAATGCCTCTGCTGCAACTTGATCGGAGTCCATCTGACCAATCCCAGTGATCTGCATCCACTCTTCACGCAGATGCTGCATGACAAGTGCATGTTGAGCATCTGTTTTGTTAGGATCATTCAGTGAAATGACACTGTTATCAGGAAGACGAATTTGATCATCATCCATCAAGCGTGATGACAGGTGTGTCTCGTAGTTAGCGGTTGAATACTTAATAGCAGCATTGGCAAAGGCTCGCTTACGACGACCCCACAGGTCTTGATACCTGCGGACAACACTGTTGCTAGCACCGTTCTTTTGTGCATCTAGTGCAATCTGCTCCGCACCTGTATCTAGTGCGCTGAGTTGTGCTTCATTGTTTTGATATCGTGCTACTGCAGCGTTACGCTCATCAATAGTATTGTAGAAAGCAGCAGCACCTGCAGCATCCTCTGACTTTTCATAAGCTTTGTAGCCCTCTTGAAGAAGGCTTTTGCCAGCTTCAGTTAAAGAAAGAAGACCTTTTAGTTTGTACTCTTCTGCAATCTCTTGGTATTTGAGAAACTCGCCTTGGCGACGCATCTCACTCTGACGTGCTTCAGCTTGAGCACGTTGTTCATCAAGTTTAGCTTGTTGACTTTGCCGTAGCGGAGTAATTAGATCAGGAGCTGATGGTGCACGAAAGCCTTGACTCTGTGCTGTAGGCTCAAAAAGGATCCGTTCCTCAAGTCGTTTAAGATTTGACATTTGTTATCCAAGTAATGGTAAAAACCCCTTAGCAATATTGCTGCCCATGATCATCAAATCAGAGGCAAGGTTAGGCTTCGCAAGTGGACCACGCTTAGGCTTGGAAGTCATCTGGCGCATATACAACGGCATCTGTAGTGGAGCTACAACGTTGGTAGCCGCCTGTTGTGCCTGGAGCGCTGTGTTATTCATTTGTGATTGACCTTGTGCACCACGTCCAAGACGTCGTTCAGACATCTGAGCAAGCATTCGACCACGAGCACCAGCAGTCATCTTTGCTGCTGCGAGTTCACCACTACGATTGCCAGCACCTAAAGAAGCAGTGTTAGCACCCTGCTGTTCCAGGAGCTGGCGGTTCATCTCACCACGAATAAACGCATCCTGTTGATCAGCTTGATACTGACCTAATGCAATGTCGTAGTAACTCTGCCGTGCACTTTGGCGGATCTGTGGTAAAAGAAACTTGTTCGCAATTTCAATTTCTTTGTTGCGAGTTTGTACATCAAAGGTATTTTTTGATGCAAGTTCTCGGTTACGATCACGCCAACCTTGTAAAGCTTGTTGATAGTTATGCTTTTGTAGTCGATTCTGTTGATTAATTCTCTGGCGGTTAGCCATAATCTCGCCTACACCGCCCAATATTCCGCCGCCTACGCTTAGAGCAGCACCTTTAAGGGCTGATGCAGTTGATCCAGTTGATCCAGTTGATCCAGTTGATCCAGTTGATTCAGGTATATAACCACTGTATGACATTAACCCCTCCTATAAAATCTACGGTTATATTTGCCTTCCCATTCCATACCTAACAACGACACAGGGAAGGGTGTGCTGCTCTTAATCGAGACGTTGAGGTTCTCATTACGTTGAAAGATAGGAATAGTGTGTGTTGATTGTGGTAACATATTTACACTATTAAGTAGGTATTGGTATGGATAAGTGACGCTACTGTTATTACTCCACTTAGGGATACCAGTAATGTCTACGTCAAAGTCAATAGGACCACTTAGTCCTAACTTAATCTTAAATCTATGAAGAATAAGGTCAGCACTATCATCAACATCGACACTGTCACCAGAAGCACTGAACTTATAGAACTTAGGTAACTCCACTTGCATGTCGTATAACGTACCGATGATAAGGTTCTTACCTTGCAGATCTTCATCAACTAAGACGTAGTCACCAGTAGTGTCATTGCTGACAGAAGTGAACTCATGGACCTTACCACCAGTCTGATCAGCAGCTGTAGGTAATGAATTGCGATTACCACCAACGTCTAGTACAACAACAGTAGAATCACTTCTATAACTGAATGGTAAGTAAACCTTAGTAGGACCAGAACCTGTACGATGTGGATTGATTAGAAATTCGTCAAGACAAACATCAGTACTTTCACCAGTAGTTAACCTAAGGAATCCACTTTCATTTGACTGGGACAAATCATGCCTACAAAGATGAACCTCAGTGTTGTTAAGGGTCACTACATAAAGAGTGCTTTCATCAAAGAACTGACAAAGCAACTCACCAGGGAGTGTCCACTTAAACCAAGAAGCAACAACACGTTCTTCACCACCACGGTTAAGGAACTTGAATTGATAAAGATCCTTTTGACCTGTAGTACCTAAGGATACGGTAGACAAACTAGGTGAAGTAATGAACTGATCAATGGTGCTGGGGAGGTACTCAGGTACAACCACAGACGGATCATTCATAACTGGTGATCGGTCGTTGCTTATCTGTACAAGCTCAAACATCTTTGAATATAGGTTTGACTTAGACAAGAACGCATGAGTCGTACCAAGAGATACAGGTTTGACTTTCTGATCACACTCATAAGAAGACAGCCTGTTGATCTTGCAAGTCTTAGGTGAAAGGATGTCAGAGTCTGTAGTCAACAGGAACTGGTCGTTCACTGCATATAGAACAAGGCCAACACTGGTAGGTAGAACGTGGTGCAGAATAGTAGGGCGTGAACCAGAGGCGGAGATATCAATAGGATCATCATCAGTAGCGACCTGTGCGGATGTTGCAAAGAAGTTAAAGAAATCACCAGCTCTAGATAAGTTGACTGCATCGTCAGCTAGTAGTCCAAGTCTGTTGCGGTAAAAGAAGATACTCCTCAATTTTTTTCCAACAAAAGTTGGTAGTGGATTAGTGTTATTATCACCAATGTTTCTATCGTCCCAATCAACTTCACTTAAAGTGAATGTACCGTTAGCTCCACGTACTAGCTTGTGTGGCATAGTACTTGCATCAATTTGGTATTCAAGTCCAGAAGCTACAGTTTCTTTCCACTTACCTTCACCAAAAGTACTCCCATCATCTGTGGTGAATTTCGCATACCAGTCATCGAAATCAACATTAGAAGTATTAACGATCTGAAGTACAGTTCCATTCTTGCAGAAGTTAGGGAGCCTTGTTTCGTTAGTTACCGTGTCACGGATAACGTAGACATTTGTGGGATTTTCATGGGTAATCTTAATACGGAAGTCAACTGGTGACTTGATATGTAATACTGATCCGATTAAAGTACACTCAAACTCAGGAGCTATCTCAGGAGAAGTATAAGTAGCGGAACCAGCTTGCGTTGCTTGTGCAGTATTAAGAGTGATTATCTGTGCCTTGATTGCATTAAGGGTAGCTGTAATGTCACCAGCAGGTGCAGCTGCAAGGGAATTTGTTTGAGGGGTTGTTGCAGATAGATTCCACTCAAGTTCAATATTAAAATTACCACTAACTGGGTTAACCGTGACAACTACAAACGCTTCTTTATCAGCGTCATGACCAGATGCATTAGACAGTGGAGAACTCTTCATCAATACTGTCTTACTCTTATTCAACACAAACGTAGTGTCGTTAAGGGTAAGGACATCGATGTCATCCTTGCTCTGAATTCCCATTAAATACGAAACACTAGAAGGACCACAACTATTGACAGCATTTTGATAAGCAGTACGTGCTCCATTACGTAAGCTTAGCGCAGCTTGATAAGTACTAAGAGCAGTGACAATTGCTGCTTGATCAGTTGAAGTTGAAGGTGCATCTTTTTGTTCACGTAACTCATACACTTTGATCCCACCTTGTGCCAACAGTGGGTGATCATCTGTACGCTCAGTCCCTAAGCTATAGTTGTATCCGTTAGCAGTGTGGGTGCTAGTCGTATCTGTGTTAAAAGGTAGAGTGTCTCCTTTGTAAAAACGATAGTTAGTACCGTCGTATGTAACACACGTAACAGCATTAGCAATAGTACCAGTAGCTGGGTATTGATATTCAACATCAACCTCGTAGATGTTATCTACGCCTTCATTTAAAGTGCGTCGGTATTGATCTTCTGCATTACGCAAAGCAGTGTAAGCAGTGCCTAGATTGTTAACCTCAGTGATGTAAGCGTCACGTTCAGTTGTAGCAGTACAACCGTCACCATGGTCTACAATCTGAACAAGACCTGTGGATAAATCCCAAATCTTAAAGTTAGATCCATCAAACTGAGCTACATACTTTTCACTTGAATCACGTAGGATTGGGAACCATTTACTGCTGCCACCAGTGGTTGCATTAAATAACGTACTAATAAACTTTGAGCCTGGCCTCTTAAGCATTCCCAAAGCAAAGTCAGGGTAGACATTGACAGCTTCTTTTACTTGCCCAGGTCTCTTCCTGTTGTCAGGCTGTTGTGATACCCCTGACAAAAAGTTGGGGATTGATTGAGAGAATGTGCTCATCGCTTAAGTGCATGGAAAGGTTGATAGCTGTTGTATGTATTCTCACCGTCGTTAAATCCGTAGTATGAGTAGTCACCTTGTTGACATTCATACTCAATAATGTTGGCTCGCGTCTGTGCTTCTTGTTCAGCAAGCAGTTGATTTAACTGTGCATCACCAACCATTTTTGTTGCACACATACGTGCAGCTTTGGCAGTGATATAAGCTTGTACAGGTTGGGGGAGGTCAATGAAATTGAAGTACTTGACAACGTCACACTTCAAGTTCTCGGTAAAGATACTGGTGTGCTTGTACCTGTCATACAAGTAACCAGCACGTTTGACAATATCGTACTGACCGTTGTGGTATTCATTACCATCAATGGTGATGTAGTCTGATGGCCAAACTATTTTATTGTTTTGATCACGTGCCATGTCAAGCTTACGTTCGGTGTTGAAGGTCCAACCTTCACTCTGTACTTGACGACTCATTTCAATGAGTGTGTTACGTGCAATAGATACTTCTGGGTTTTGAAGATCCAACGTGGTGACAGGAGCCTGTCCCACTGAGCTAAGTATTTGATTTACAGCATCCAGTTCGGTGGACACAGCTGAAGTAGGAAAGGACATATGTATGAATAAAAAAAAGGGACTCCGAAGAGTCCCCAAAAAGATATTTACAGGGCAAAGCCAGCGAGGTCGCCAGCAGTGCCAGTGTGCAGCTCAACTGCTGCAGCAGGGTTCAGAGCGTCTGCACCCATGGCCAGACGGCCGAGGATCACATCACCCTGATAGATGACAGAAACGTCACCAGAGGTTACTTGCACCTGAGGTGCGATTGCTTCAACACAACCAACGGCTTCTTTCTGGAAGATCAGACCGCAAGTGGTAGCGAAGCTAGAGGTAGCGACAGTACCGGTGTCATCACCATCAGTACCGGCTTCACCGTAGTTGTTACGGACGCCAGTGGTGCTGGAGTCAACAGTTACCATGTCGTCACCAACGAAGTCACCATAGCGACCATCAGCCTTGGAAGGTACGCCGTTAGCGCCGAGCTTGACACCGTGGGAACCTTGGAAGGGGATGTTGGCAGACTTGTAGATCTTGATACCAGCAATCTCCATAATGCCTTGGCCGGACTGCAATGCAGAACCGCGTACATCACGATTGATAAGAGCGTTAGTATCACACTCTTGGATCAATTTGTAGTACTGACGAGGAGTAAGGACAGCCACGCGGCCATCGTTACTTACACCTTTTTCGTCCATCATTGCAGCAGAGTTGTAGAATGCCTCTACAAGCTTTGTGGAGTCATAAGCATCAACAGTGTTAGCGCCAACTTGGATCTGAGAACCACCAGGCTCAAGGAAGTTAGCCTTGGTGATGGGAGATGCTTGGCGAGCAGCTTTAACAACCTGACGGAAGATCAGACGGTCATACTTCTCAGCAAGAGCATAACCAATCTTGCGGGAGATCTCAGAGCGCAGATCGTAGTGAGAAAGAACTTCGTCTAGCTCATACACAAATGCACTGGAGATCAGAAGGTCATCACAGGTGATGGTCTTCTCAGCCACCGGAGGTGCACCATCGGAGTTACCGAGGATGCTGTTACCAGGAGTGTGGTACTCAGCAGTTGTGCGACCGGTGAAGATGAACTGAAGACTCTTGCCGTTCTTCAGTGTACGCTTCATAACAAGATCGCGAGCGATCGTATTGTTTTGGAAGCCTTTGAACATTTCACCTGAAAACAGTTTCAGGTATAGAGCACGGGCGTCACCCGTACTATTAGATTGACCAGGCCTTACAAGGCTGGCCTGCATATCAGTAGATTGTTGTGACATTGTAAATAATAAAAGAGTTTATAACTATCTACACGTGTAGTAAATTCAAAAAAAAAGATGTGGTCTATCCCACCGTCATGACGGCGAAGGGTGTCCTCGTAAGGGCCAACGCCAATAGGTAAGGGAGGAATTGCACCTCCCCGAAAGTCTACTTACCTTGTTTTTTTGTAGGTAACGCTGCGATACTTCAGCTTAGAAACCTTCTCGGCTTCTTTCTGCTCACGTACGCGAGCTTGCAGTTCAACATTAGACATGATGATCTCCTTTGAAGTACCACACCCCCGTTCCATGGTGTGAGTGTTATGCGTCCCGATAAGGGATGAACGTACGTTACGTTTAGAACTTATACTTAAGACCAGCCTTAGTACCAACGCCGAGACCCTCTAGCTCCATACCTTCTTTGGTAGCAGCAGAGATTTCACCGTATGCACTCAGGCGCTTAGTGACTTTGAACTTCAGACCGGTTTTGCCAGAGGCAGCACCGACTTGCTCAGCATCATCAGGGAAACGAACTTGAGGACCGCCTTGGATATACCAAGTAGCGCTGTCACCAAGCTTGTTTTCATAGCCCACGTGTGTATCAAGAGTAGCTGATTTGTAGTTTTCACCAGACCATTTCTGCTTTGCTTCGACGTTCACATAGGGACCGGCGATTGCGGGAGCAGCAAAACAAGACACCGCGAGGGTGGAAAGAGCGATTTTGTTAAACATGTAATTAAAGAGTTTGTATAATTAAGCGATAGCTGGCGCTTCATGAGTCGCCAGATCAAGTGGGAAGTTATGTGCATTACGCTCGTGCATCACTTCCATACCAAGACCAGCACGATTCAAGATGTCAGCCCAGGTGTTAATTACACGACCATCAGCAGCTTGAATCGATTGATTGAAGTTGAAACCATTCAGGTTGAACGCCATGGTTGATACACCAAGAGCAGCAAACCAGATGCCAACAACAGGCCAGGCAGCAAGGAAAAAGTGAAGTGAACGAGAGTTGTTGAAACTTGCATATTGAAAGATTAGTCTACCGAAGTATCCATGAGCAGCTACAATGTTGTAGGTCTCTTCCTCTTGACCGAACTTGTAGCCGTAGTTGTGGCTCTCATTCTCAGTCGTTTCTCGTACCAAAGAAGACGTGACCAAACTGCCGTGCATTGCAGAAAACAAAGAGCCACCAAATACACCAGCCACACCAAGCATGTGGAATGGGTGCATAAGGATGTTGTGTTCTGCTTGGAAGACGAACATGTAGTTAAAGGTACCGGAGATACCCAATGGCATCCCATCGCTGAATGATCCTTGTCCAAATGGATATACAAGGAACACGGCCGTAGCAGCCGCAACCGGTGCAGAATATGCGACAAAGATCCAAGGCCTCATGCCTAATCGATAACTAAGTTCCCATTCGCGTCCCATGTAAGAGAAGACACCGATGAGAAAGTGGAAGACCACAAGTTGGTATGGTCCTCCGTTGTAGAGCCATTCGTCGAGACTGGCTGCTTCCCAGATGGAATAGAGATGTAGTCCGATTGCGTTGCTGGAGGGTACGACTGCTCCAGAGATGATGTTATTTCCATAGAGAAGCGATCCAGCAACCGGTTCACGGATGCCGTCAATATCAACAGGTGGTGCTGCAATGAATGCAACAATAAAGCAAGTGGTAGCAACCAGTAGACAAGGGATCATGAGGACACCGAAGTGTCCTACATAAAGCCGGTTCTCAGTGCTGCTAACCCACTCAACATAAGTATCCCAAATAGATTTGGGACGTTGTAGTGTGATAGTAGCTGCCATTTGATTAAGACATTTTTAGTTTGTTCTTTTTGCTGTTAGGAAAACCCTTCTTCATATCTGAATAAGATTTAGAGCTAACAGTAGAATTCTTTTTAGAGCGAGAAGTACCAGCCTTCTTACGCTTGTTAATGTTCTCGTAGAGACTCATTACCAGATACCTGGGATAAGTTGACCAGTTACTGCATACGATCCGATCGCAGCAATAACGCCGAGCATGGCAAGCCTGCCATTAAGACGCTCGGCACGTTCGTTATGAGGGATAGAGTTTTCGTCGATGTACATACGTGGTTCGGTGGGCCAGATTTGAGTATCGTTCATTAGAAA